CCTAATCTAAAAGTATTTATCATTTTTTATAATCCTGCAATTTCACCAGTATTCTTAAGTCTTAGTGGAATGTAAATAAATTCAACTGCTTTAACAGGTTCAATAGCAATGTCTAAGTGTAGTTCACTTCTATCTATTCTGCTAGGTGTATTGTTAGATTCATCACAAACAACTAAGAAGTCATATAGTGCTCTTTGACCTACTAACTCAAGCATTAGGCTTTCTGCAGCACCTTTGATCTCGTCACGTGTAATTTTATCGTTTGGTTCAAACAAGTAAGGTTTAGCAAGTGTGTTAAGCTGACTGCGTAAGTAAATTACAAGTCTAGCAACATTGATTCTATCTAAAGAACTTGCTGCAAGCTGTCTTGTTTTCTGTCCAAATGCAACTAATCCAGCACCTGTAATAAATGTAATTGGATTCACTGCGTTTTGATACAGTGTATCTCTAGTACCTTCATTTAATGCTACTGATTTAAATTCGCCTTCGCTAGTTATAAATCCTGTTGAACTTGCATTTGTTATTCCACCACGTCTTGTACCTGCTGGTGCAAACCATGGAAACGAAACTTGGTCACTAAGTGCAATAGTTCTCATCATCATATGCGAGGACGGAACAACAACATTGTTACCAAAATTATCACTAGTGAACCCACTTGGGTAATAAACTGCCAAATATGGATCAGAAGTAACAAGTCCGTTATCGTTATCTTCTAATGCTAGGTTAACGTTTGTTGCCCAATTATTTAATGATGTCGCATCACTTGTTAAACGGAATGGAGCATCACCTAGTACAAATGCTGTTAAGCCTCTGTCATAGTTTAATGATTTCATTTCACCGATTAACTCAGAATAACCTGGACACGCCATTAAGTTAAACAATCTTGATTCGTCATCTCTAATATCTTGGTTGCTGTTGACCAATGCTTGTAATGCTTGGATAACAACCTTACGCTGTGCTTTACGTCCAAATGTACCTGAACCATCTTCTTGATTAGCACTTTCGGTTACCCAACGATCTGCGTAGTATGCAGCCTGTGATTCGCCAGTACCGCTACCGTATCTTGTATTATTACCGGCGGTATTAACATAATTTTTAACATATTTCTTTACGTTAAACCCTGAACGTCTTAGGTTGTATAACAACATTCCTTTTGGATAAAGTGCAGGATCTGGACAATCAAAGTCAACAAAGTCGCTTACCATTAATTCTGGAATTGTAGCTGCTGTTGCACTTGATGCACCCGAGTCACTGTATCTAACGTCAGCAAATAGTATACCATTTTCTGAAGTTTGATCGCCGCTGTCTACCAATATCCATCTGTTTTCAATTGGTAAGTCTGTTCTATCTGCACGATATTTGTAAATTTTTGGATAATTTTCTAAGTCTGCTGTTCCAATCCAAATGTCTCCGTTAACAAGTGCTGTACCGTCGCTTTGTGTTTTAGGTGCAGTTGCACTTACAATAGGACCTTCTGGATCAGGTGTTTTTGTACTATCTGCATCATAAAAAGGACTTGCATTTGAACTTTCTCCAGATGCTCCATCATATAATGTACCTACCCATTCACTACCGTTGTGTACTAAAATATCAACTTCGTCAACAATACTGTTGTACCAAAGTCTACCATTTGCTGTGCCTGCTTTTACTTCAGTAGATTTTGCTGTATAGAAGCCATTACCTTGATCATTTACAGGTGACCATCTAGTTGCTTGGATTTGTTTAGGACTAGTTGCACTTGTTGTTCCTGGTACATAAATTAAGTTTGGTGTACCGCTTGTTGGACTTACGTAAGGAGTAAATCCTGCTGCTAGTAGCACTCCGTCTGTATCAACAAAGCGTATCTCGCCTCCTAAACTATGGTTTATTACAACTTTGTTACCTGAATTGGCAGTTGCTGTAACATTTTCAATGTTTGCTGAGTTAATTGCACCTGCTAATAATCCGGCATCTGCTGCCGCGCCAGTGTAAGTTGCAGTAATAGTTACAGCAGTACTAAATGCTGCACTACCGTTGTCAGTCGCTTGTATAGTAAATGATTGTGAACCTACACTAATTGATCCAGTTGTAATCTTGTTACCACTAATAGTTGTTGGTGCTACTCCTCTACGTTTTTGCAACTTTATAGTAGCAAGAGGTTGTGTATCACCTGCAACATTAGTTTCTGCATAAACATCGCCACTCAATAAATTTGTTCCGCCATTCGTTGGATCTAATTCATATATTGCTGTTTCATTATTAGGATATAAAGGAGTCTTTACTGATTCCCATAGTTTAGTTGCATTATTCCATTCCTTAAGACTGTAACTTGCACCTAGATTAGGTGTTGTAGTTTTTAACCAAACTGAACCTGTTGGGCGTGTATACGTATCAGCAGTTTTCCATTCTGGAATGCTAGTATGTTTACTAATTTGTAATTGTGGAGGATAATATGTTCCTACTGCAATTCCTAATTCGCTTAATCTGTCAGCATCACCACCAATTAATACTGGTCCGCCTAATGAACTATCATCTGCGCTTGAACTTGATCCATCACTAAAAATTTGTAATTTTAGATCAACTGATTTTGCAGTAATTCCTGGTATGCTAAGTCCGTTAATTGTAGATGCTACATCAGTAACAGTGTCTGAACTGTTTACAGTTACGCTTGTACCGTTTATTTCAATTGCTGCTGTTCCAGCAAATGATGGATTAGATGCTGTGCCTGTAATTGTTGGCCACGATTTGATCCAAACATCACTTCCGACAAGTACCCAAACACCGTTTGTATTTTTATAAAAAATTCTTATCAAAGTTGTAGTTGCAATAACTGCATAACTTCCTACTGCTCCAATACTACTAACTGGAATTTCCCCTGCATATCCATTAGTGCTTAATGAGCCTGTATTTGAAAGGTCCGAACTATCTGTAATAACAATAGGTACTTTATTTGTAAATACCTGTCCTGAATTTAATACACTATTACCATTCCATTGCTGGATACCCCATAATGTATTTGCTGTATCTAACCAATATGTACCGTCTGATGGATTAGCTTCTGGTGCTACTGCTAATGGTTCTAGTTCTCCTAGGTCAACATCTGCTCTTACTACAAAGGCTCTGTTTGCTATACCTAAATATGAATAAGCAGCTTGCAATCCGTATTCGTTTAGTTCGCCACCGTGTATCATATTGTTATTTGAATCAGATTTGAAAATTGGATCTCCAAATGTATCTGCTAAGTCTCTTTGACTTGTTAACAGATATGGAACTCCTGCATTTGCCGCTGTAGTGCCAGGTGCTGTACCTGTGCCTGCTGCATTTGTTTTATCTTGTGCCGAAGCAATAAAGATCATTGGTGTTGTACCTGGTTCAGCGGGTGTGTAAAAACTTTCGTCTACTACGCTAACCTGTACGCCTGGGGATACTAGTGCCATGTTATTCTCCTATCGTGGACATTACTTTGTTATTATTATTTAGCATATATTTTTAAATACCAGCTGATATAAGCCAATAAAAAGGTACCGTAAAGGTGAGGTAAATACAATATGAGACCTTTATGCAAATGTAAACAACGTCCTTGTGCAATAAATTATAAAAAAGACGGAAAAACCTTTTATAGAAGCCTATGCGAAAGATGTTTGCGCAATGGTGTTAATTTTGGCGTACCATTGTGGAAACAGAAAGGTTACGATAAAAAAGATTATTGCGAAAAATGTGCATTTGAAAGTAAGCACATTGAACAGTTTAATGTTTTTCACATCGACGGTGATTTACAAAATTGTAGGCCTAGTAATCTTAAAACAATATGTGCTAACTGTCAACGACTACTACAAAAACAAGGAGTTAAATGGAAACAAGGTGACCTTTTACCTGACTTCTAAGTTCAAGAAGTGTTCCGTTATTATCTAGTATTTGATTAAAGTTTGTATTAGCCCAAGCCCATTCAGACTCGTGTACTTCTGTGGGTTCTATGCCTAAATCTTGATACATACGAAACCATACAGGATCAGGACCTCTACGCATACGCCAGACTTCTCCATGTATACTTTTTATCATATTAGCTTCGTTAGGAAATCTCACGTCAGGAATAACAAAATTTTGTTTGGGATTATCTATTATATGCTTCTTAACTAAGCTCACCCAAATACCATCGTAAAATCCTTGTCGCATACACTCAGTACCAAATAGCTGTAATACTAGTCTTGGGCTAATATCTTTACCTAATTCAGCAGACCAAAAATCATCTTTTTCTTCGCGCCAGTCTCTACTATTGCTTGTTTTGCCTTCAAGCATTGATCGATCCCAACCAAAGACTGTTGCTACACCGTCTTTGAGCTTATCTGCAAAAGATATTTTTTTAAAGTTTTTTTCCTGTACAAGAATATCTGCAACAGAGTCTTTTCCGCTACCTATTAATCCGCAAATACCAATAATCATAAAAATTCCTTAACTTTTAATTATTATATAATAAAAATTTATAAAAGTCAAGTAAAAAGTTTAGCCAATTGTGAATGTGTAACCAGTTCCACCTGGTACTGCTGTTGACACTTCGCCTTCAAGTTTTTCCATTTCTTGTTGGGCTTCTGCTTTTAATGCATCGCCATTAAGTTGGCCGCCACCTTGTGGTCCAGCAATAGTAGCAAATTTTGAACGTGCTTCGCCTAACATATACTTACATGTAGCAACTGTGTAATCTTTAATCCATTGTTTTGCTAAGTAATCGTCCATAATTTGTTCATCGGGCCGATAGTTATAGCAAAGCAACATTAATGTTTCTTCTGTCCGAGAACGCTGTAGTATGGTTAGTTGTTTTGTTACTGTGTTCCATTTAAACTCTATAAAAGAACCAAACATTCTACCTACTAGTTCTTGGTATTGACTAAAGAAATCGTATGTTGCTAGTCCGCCCATGTTAGAACTTGCCAATAGGTATGTATTTGTATATGCTAGATTAAATGGTTCAAATAGAGTACCTCCATCGCCGCCACCTGAGCGTGATCCTATTGATCTACGAAAAATTTGTCTTACTTCAACAATTTCGTTTGGCAAAGTATATGTGTTTTGATCTGTTACTGTAGGCATAAAAAAATAACTTTCTTCTACCGAATTTTCAGAGCGTTGTCTGAATCTAGTTAATGCTTTTGTTAAAGCTGTTTCATAATGTACCGGATCAAGTTCTACATCAACCATACCTCCGCCTAGCATAGCATAGACATAGTCAAATATTTCTTGTTTTTTTGTTTTTAATGTTGCCATAAGAATAGTTTCTCCAATAGTATTTATCGTATCGATAAATATGTGTATGCCAAGACTTAGTTTATATAAACCAGAAAAGGGTAAAGACTTCGAATTCATAGACAATCGTATCTATGAAATGTTCACTGTAGGCGGAACAGATGTATTTATTCACAAATATTTAGGGCCAAAAAACCCCGAAGAAGCCGATGCAACTGCTGATCAGCCCAAGTATGATGCTGTTAAAGAGACCAATATACAAGATATGCTGTTTATGGAAAATAGAGATCGTAAATATGATCCTGATATCTACAGCCTACGAGGTATATATAATGTACAAGACATAGACTTTAATATGAGTCAATTTGGATTGTTTTTATCCAATGATACACTGTTTATGACTATACATATATCATCTAGTGTTAAAACTCTTGGTAGAAAAATTATGGCAGGAGACGTAATTGAATTACCGCATCTAAAAGACGAATATGCACTTAATGATTACAGTGTTGCATTAAAGCGTTTTTATGTAGTAGAAGATGTTAACCGGGCTGCTGAAGGATTTTCACCTACTTGGTATCCGCATTTGTATAGAGTAAAACTAAAACAAATTATGGACAGTCAAGAATACAAAGATATACTTGATTTACCTGCAGAAGAAGAAAATCCAGGTGGTAATAGTTTACGAGATCTATTATCTACATACGAACAAGAAATGCAAATTAATAATGCTGTTGTTGCACAAGCCGAAGCTGATGCTGCAAAATCAGGTTATGATACTAGTCATTATTTTAGTCTTGCTACTGACGAGAACGGTGAAGTAGAACTTGTAACTACAGATACAAGCACTTTAGATGCAAGCACAGCAAATGAACTTGCTGATAGAGTAATGCAGACACCTAAACGAGAAGGATATCAGGGTTACTTACTAGGTGACGGTATACCTGGCAACGGCGAAGCATTTGGTCACGGAATTAGCTTTCCGACAGGCAGTGTTGAAGGTGATTTCTTTTTAAGGACAGATTTTATGCCAAATAGATTATTTAGAAATGACGGACAGCGTTGGGTCAAACAAGAAGATAAAGTACGTATGACATTGTCAAATACTGATACACGCTCAACACAAAAAGGTACATTTATTAATAACTCAACAACTGCCGAGATAGGTGGGGAAGACGTAAAAGAAAGACAGAGTTTATCAAAAGCACTTAGACCTAAGGCAGATAATTAATGCAACATTTTTATGACGGACAAATTAGAAGATACATTACACAAATTGTAAGGCTAATGAGTAATTTTACTTACAAAGATGGTAGTGGTGTGTTGACAGAAGTACCTGTCATGTACGGAGATATAACTAGACAAGTAGGACATATACTTAGAGACAATTCAGAAAATAAAATACCAAGTGCACCAAGAATGGCTGTATATATTACTGGATTAGAAATGGACAACGCTAGGTTAAGTGATGCTAGTTATGTCAATAAATTAAACATAAGAGAACGTGCATACGACAGTGACGGCAATGAATACTTGAATACTGAAGGTAAAAATTATACAGTAGAACGTTTGATGCCAACACCATATACATTGAGTGTAAACGTAGACTTATGGACTTCTAATACTGATCAAAAACTACAATTGATGGAGCAAATTTTAATGTTGTTTAATCCAAGTTTAGAAATACAAACAACAGATAACTACGTAGATTGGACCAGTCTTAGTGTTGTAAATTTAGATAGTATTGGGTTTAGTTCAAGAAGTATACCGGTAGGAACTGAAACTGAAATAGATGTAGCACAACTAGGATTCAAAACTCCTATATACATTTCTCCTCCTACAAAAGTAAAAAGATTGGGTGTTGTAACTAGTATTGTTCAAAGTAT